TGCGGAAATAATTATAGTATAGAAAGAAAAAAAATTGGTTATAGAAGTTGTTTGTCATGCGGAGATAAGACAGCTGATAAACAAATCAAAGAAAAAGCAAGTAGATGTATGCCAGCTTTTAATAAAGGTGGTTATCAATATGTTCAAGATGTTAAAACAATTTTAAACTATAAAGGAAAAAGAAAATGAGTATTTGGGAAGATGAATTTGAAGAATATGAAATGGATAAAGCTGATTTTGAAGCATGGTTGGATTCTTTAGAAGGTGAAGGAACTGACGAAGAAAAGTATAATCGTTATATGAAAGAACAGGAAGATGTTCGTATTGATAAAGAATGGGAAGAAAGACAGAGTGTTGAATATCCAGAATGGATGATTACGACATCAAATTATTCAATGACAATTTCTAATAATTGAGGTTTACAATGAAGTGGTTGAAGGAAGATTGGAAATATAATAGATTCCGTTTAGTTTGTGAAACATTAGGATCATTATGTTTTATTAGTATTTATATTTTATTAGCATGGTATGGTGATTCAGCAAGTGTATTGACTATTTTTATGATTCAGATTGTAGGGTCTATATTACATATCATTAATGCTTATTTAAGAACTAGTATAAACTTAATTGTTTTAAATTCTATTGTAATAGCAATTGCCATAGTTGGTATAATAAGGATGATATAAGAATGAAAAAAGTATATGATTTGATGTTATGTGATGATGGTGTTAGTCGAGCAGTTGAAATTGTTAATGGTGTAAAGGTGGATCCTTCTTTAAATAAACCTAAAGAAAAAGAAAAAAAGGAAGAAAAACCTAAACCTGTAATTAATATTCAAGATAGAATACAAGGTAAAGTTGAAGATTATATTTCTGCTATTGAAGGTAAAGTTGATGATTTTATAGATAGTAATTATAAAGTTAAATATGAACCTTATAATCATCTTTTAGAAATTGGTTGTAAAGCCGTTCATGCACGAAAAATGAGACCTTTTTATGTAGATTGTTATAATGAATTAGTAGATGTATATAATAAAGATGATGAATATTATATGGAATCTTGGAGCCATCTTAAACCAAAGTATCATAAAGTTATGATGGATTTTTATGCTACTATTGTAGATGATTTAGATAGAATTATTAAAAATTCTACTGCTCAGAGAAAACCTAGAAAGAAGAAAACTCTTTCTGCAACAAGATTAGTTAATAAATTAAAATATCAAGAAGAATTTACTGATCTTAAATTGGTTAGTATTAATCCAGAGAAAATTGTTGGTGCAAGTGAACTCTGGATTTATAATACTAGATATAAAACTCTTGGTGTATATTATTCAGTTAATTCTGTTAGAGGTTTATCTGTTAAGGGTTGTACTATCCAACACTTTGACGAGGATAAATCAATACAAAAAACTGCTAGAAAACCTCAAGAAGTACTTGAGAGTTTAAATAAACGCTCTTTGAAAAAGCAGTTGAAAAATATGAAAACTAAAGAGCAATCTTTGACAGGTCGTATTAATGGCCAAACTATATTATTAGGAGTATTCTAATGTTAAAAAATATTATTATTTTGTTTTTAATTTATCTTTTATGTTCTTTGTTGTTTCAGAATAAAAAGAATGTTGATATTTTAGTAGAAGATTTAGCTACAACAAAAGAAAAAGTAATTGATGGAGCTGATTATGTTAAAGAAACTTTTGAAGAAAAATTTTCAAAAGAAGAACCTATGATTAAGTTTGAAGGATCTAAGTCTAATCATATTAAGGAGGATACATTTTTAAATGATTTGAAACAACAGATTCAAGAGGAGACTTTTTTAAATGAAAAGTAAATTTATCGAAGCTCATTTAAAAGTCGCAAAGGTTTATGGAGAGTTATCGTCTGCTACAAGATTGAAAGTTGGTTGTATTATTGTCAAGGATGATAGAATTATTTCTATTGGTTATAATGGTATGCCAAGTGGTGCTTCAAATGTTTGTGAGAAAAATGGTGAAACTAAACCAGAAGTTCTCCATGCAGAAGCAAATGCGATAACTAAATTAGCTAAATCGACTGAATCTTGTGATGGTGCATATATGTTTACAACATATGCACCTTGTTTAGAATGTGCTAAATTAATTTATCAATCAGGTATTAAAGAACTTCATTATGAATATGGATATAAAAATGAAGATGGAGTTAATTTATTAAAAGATCATTGGAGAAAATTTGACGGACAGCATGTTTATAAGCACGGAAATGATTTAGATAAATGGGTTGACGATCAGCAATTATTACCTTTTTCAACTTAGGAGTTATTATGAAAAGAGACACTTTGATTAAAAATTTACAGAAAAAAGTTATGAGAATTACATTTACGAAAGTAAATGGTGATGAAAGAGTAATGGATTGTACTTTACAAGAGCATATGCTTCCTGAGACAAAGGAAAGCAATCGAAAACAAAATGAAGCAGTTTTACCTGTTTTTGATATTGATAAAGGAGAATGGCGATCATTTCGTATGGATTCAATAGTTAAAGTGGAAGCTTTAGAATATGAAGATTATGGGGTACTATGATTTTATTAGATTTTTCAAATATAATAGTTGGTAGTATTATGGTATCTTCAAGGGTGCCAAATGAAGAAAGATTTTCAGAGGATTTTATACGTCATTTAGTACTTAATAGTATTAGATCATATCGAAAGAAATATCATAAAAAATATGGTGAAATGGTCATTTGTACAGATCATTTATATAGTTGGAGAAAAGAAGTTTTTCCTTTTTATAAAGCTCATAGAAAGGTTCAGAGAGAAAAACAGGCTCAGAAAGAAGGAGTAGATTGGGGATCATTATTTGAGATTATTGACAAAATTAAACACGAATTAGAAGAATTTTTCCCCTATAAAGTTATAAAAGTCCCTCATGCCGAGGGAGATGATGTTATTGCTGTACTCGCAAAACACGCAAAAGAACCCTCATTAATCGTTTCTAGCGATAAAGACTTTAATCAGTTGTATAAATATAAGGTTATAAGACAATTCTCACCTATTAAACAAAAGATGATGAATGGTATCAATCCTGATACTTATTTGAAAGAGCATATTATCAGGGGTGATAAAGGTGATGGTATTCCTAATATTTTATCAGATGATAATTGTATAGTTGAGGGTGTTAGACAAAAACCTATTTCAAAAAAGAAAGTAGAAACTTGGATTAATGATGATTTGTCCGGATCGTATCATTGGGACAGAAATCAACAATTAATTGATTTTGATTTTATCCCTGTTTCTATTCAGCAAGATATAGTTTCTGAATATCAAAAAACTATTCCTTCTAATAGAAGAAGTGGTTTATTAAATTATTTTGTAAAGAATAGGTTGAAAATGTTAATTGAACATATAGGAGATTTTTAATGGGTTATACTGAGCAGATAGGTGAAATATTTGAAAAATTAGATCAAGCTAAATCAAGGAAAGATAAAAAAGATATATTAGAAAAAAATAAAGATACACCTGTTTTGAGATACTTGTTGCGCGGAATTTTTGATCCGAAGGTACAATATATAATAGATGATACTCCTGATTATACTCCTAGTGATTTACCTTATGGAGAAGCAGAAAATACTTTGTTTTTAGAAATTCCAAAATGTTCTATTTTTGTTAAAGGAAATCCTAAAGCAAATAATATTCCTTTATCAAAAGCTAAACAAATTTTAATTCAAATTTTAGAAACTTTACATGCTACTGAAGCTTCATTATATATGCAAATGTTAAAAAAGAAAACTAAAATAAAAGGTTTAACATCAAAACTTGTATTAGAAGTATTTCCAAATATGTATAAAGAAGGAGGCTAA